TCACAAGGCTGGCGGCAAAGTCTATCGCTCGTACAAGGACATGGATGCAGGCGCTGGATCCGGCGAAGGCCGTCTCGAAAAAACGGAAATCGCAAGAAAAAAGCGGTAAGCCGTCCGGGCCGGTTATTCGGCGGTCGGGCGGCGGAAGAGAACCTTATGAAGCAAGGGTATAGCTCGCAAATGGCTGGCAATCCCGGCTTCCAAGTTGCATACGGAATGGCACGCGGTGATAAAAAGCAAGCGGAGTTCAATTATCGCTTGCTGAGTTTGATGGGGATGGGATCGGCTGCGCCGTTTGAATCCCCGGATGGCGCAGGAGGTGGGGGAGCCCCCGCTTCAATGAACCCAACCGCAGGCTTGAAGGCCATATTACCCGGAGCTAGAGCAAAGGGCGGTAAGGTTTCCAAGCGCAAACGCTAATTTCGCTGGCGTTGACTGCCAGTGAATAGGGACGGGGTATGAAGCTCCCCTTTAGCACCCCGTCCCGCCTATCTTAAAAGGGGAACTCGAAGGGGAGTCGAGTAATGCTGACTAGAAATGTGCTATTTCGTGCCGAGCTTGAAAAATTGATTGAAGAAGAGATCCGCCGTCTCATGGAGAATATCGTAGTTGGTCACGCTACGATTGATTTCCCAGCTTACAAACACCAAGTGGGGATAATCGACGGGCTTCGCGTAGCTTTGGAGTTATGTGATGCAGCCCAAACTATTGTTGACCGTAAAGCCTAAAGGGGAAAACTATGCCTTTCATGTTGATGCACCACGAAGTCGATCCGAAGCAGAAGCTTCTTGATGAACTCGGCGACATTTCGGGAGTTGAAATCTTCAACAATCAGATCCTCGTGGCGGTATATGTCCGCCCGAAGAAAACCAAAAGCGGCATTTTGCTTGCTGATGAGACGGTTGAGCCGGATCAATTCCAATCGAAGGTGGGCCTTGTCGTTAAGATGGGCCCGGATGCTTTCCACGATCCGGATGAAAAGTGGTTTAAGGGTTATAAAGTTGGAATGCATGACTGGGTTGTGAGCCGTCCGAGCGACGGGTGGAGCATCACAGTCAACAATGTCCTTTGTCGCGTTCTCGATGATGTGAACGTGCGGGGCCGCGTGGATCATGCGGATCGCGTTTGGTAAAAAGTGAGGAGATAATAATGAACGGTAATGAGGGAATGACAGATATCGATGTTGTTGTGCCCGATGATGATGTCAAAGAAGACGATATCGTCATTGAAAAGGCCGACAGTAGCGACAAACCGGCGAAAAAGATCGAGCTGGATGCTGATAAGGTGCTCAGCGATCTTGAAGCGAAGCTTGCGGCGGAGCGAAAGGCTCGTCTTGATGCTGAACAACGCGCCCGCATGGCTGCTGCACAAGCTGAAAAGGCGAAAAGTGAAGTTGCTGACACCAATTTTCACTTAGTCGAGAGCGCAATCGAGACTTTGAAGCGCGAAAAAGAGCTTGTGAAACAAAATCTTGCTGACGCACACGCTTCTCAAGACTTCAATCGCGTTGCGGAGCTGCAAGACGCGCTTGCAAAGCACAATTCTGACCTCAACGATTTGCAACGTGGCCAAAAAGCCATGAAACAAGAGGCGGAAAAGGCTTCGAGACAGCAAGATTACAGCGCTCCGGCGCAGCAGCAGGGCGAATTGATCGATCAGATTGCCGCCAGTGTGACGCCGCGTTCTGCATCGTGGATTAACGCAAACCGCGATGCCTTAAATAACGAGAAGACTATCAAAAAGATGTTCCGTGCTCACGAAGACGCGGTCGATGACGGGCTCAACCCCGATTCGGACGAGTATTTCCGGTACATCGAGAACCGACTGGGCTTTGAGGGCGATGGCGCAGCGCCGAAAGCACAGAAACGGTCGGCACCGCCTGCTGCACCGGTCTCTCGTGGCGGCGATGGCATGGGCAGCCGCCCGAATGTCGTTAGGTTAAGCCCCGAACAGCGCGAAATGGCTGAAATGATGGGAATGACCGACCAAGAGTATGCCCGCAACCTTCTCGCGCTTGAGAAGGAAGGCAAAATCAATCGTAAACACTAAGGAAAGATAAGATGAGCATCAAACCGGATAAAATCGTGATCGAACAAGGCGAATCATCGGTTGTCGCACGGAGGGAGGCCCGTCCGAACATGCGTGAGGAAGACCCCCGTGAGCGGGCAAAAAAGCGTGCCGCTCAGATCCGTGAGCAGCGCGGCGACATCGGCGACGATGACGGCGTCAATGAGTTTTGGGCACCGGACGCGCCTTCGGGCTGGACCTATGAGTGGAAGCGCCGCCTCAGTGCGGGGCAGGAAGATCCGACGCATATGGTCGAGCTGCTGCGCGATGGCTGGGAAGCGGTGCCGACGAGCCGCCATCCGGAGATGATGCCGGGGGATGGCAACTATCCGCTGATTGAGCGCAAGGGCATGATTCTCATGGAGCGCCCGACCGAGCTGGTGAAGGAAGCAAAAGAGCGCGAGCGCCGGAAAGCTATTGGGCAAGTGCGGGCGAAAGAGGCCCAGCTGGCTGGTACGCCGGAAGGCACGTTCACTCGCGACAACCCGCAAGCGCGGCCTAAGATCAAGAAATCCTTCGAGGCGATGCAGATCCCCGAAGAGTGAGCCGTCAAGGCCCCACTTGACAACTGTGCCACGATGGCATATACTGCATGGGCAAGGTCGGAAACGGTCTTGCCCATTGTTGTTTGAAAACGAGGTTACAGAAATGACAAACTACCTTCCCTATCCGAAGGAAGACGATTTCCGTGGCGGCTGCAAAGTCAGCTGGCTTATCTACAGCGATAAGGCTGTCGCGGAGGAAGCTGCAAAGGCAGCCAAGCACAATGCAAGGATCGATGCGGCGAGGGGTTATGATTTCGGGTTTCAGTCGCCCGGAAGCATCGATGAACGCAAAGACGGACGTTACGAAGTCTGCATTTCTTGACAAAGAGGCCGCCCTTCGGGGCGGCTTTACTTTTTGCAAAATTATAATATCCTACACAACTAGACCGCTATGTCGGTCGGCCTTCCAGCATGCGAGGGTCTAACCTTTCCGTCTTCCGCTTCCACGATGCGCGGCGCGAAGACAACCTCCTAAGTACAAGGACCGGCAAATGGCGAACACTAATGCGCCTTTCGGTTTCCGTCAGTATTCGGGTACGGGTTCAGCTCCGACCTACGAACAGGTCGTGATGTACATCGCTTCCGCGAATACCACGGACATCTTCTTTGGTGACCCAGTTGTTCCTCTTAACACGGGTTACATCACGCAGGCCACGTCGAACTCGGTGCAGATCGCAGGCATCTTCGTTGGCTGCAAATACCTTTCAACGTCGCAGAAGCGCACCGTGTGGTCGAACTATTGGCCGGGTTCGGACGCCTCGTCTGACGTTGAGGCTTATGTTGTTAACGACCCCAATGCTAAGTTCGTCGCTCAGTCCGACGCAACGGGCATTGCGTTCGCCGACATCAACGCAAACATCGGTTTCGCGATTGGTTCGGGCAACACCGCGACGGGTATCTCGGGCGCTTCGCTCGACACCTCGACCCTTAACACCACCAACACTCTTCCTTTCCGCGTTGTCGGCCTCGTGCAGAACCCTCCGGGTTCGGCGGGCACGGAAGCTGGTGCGTATAACTGGGCTGTCGTGGCGTTTAACAACGTCTCCACGAAGCAGCTAACCGGCATTTAAGGAGTAAGGACCAATGGCTGTTAATCTTTCGGCTATTAAAGACCTTCTCCTCCCCGGTCTCCGTGGACTTGAAGGCAAGTACGAGCAGATCCCGTCGCAGTACGACAAGATCTTCACGAAGCACAACTCGAAGATGGCCCTCGAGCGTACCGCTGAAATGCGCTACCTCGGCCTCGCTCAGCTGAAGACTGAAGGCGGTCAGACCTCCTTCGACAACTCGGCTGGCGAACGCTACGTCTATAACCAAGAGCACACTGAAATTGCTCTCGGCTATGCGATCACGCGTAAAGCCATCGATGACAACCTCTACAAGACCCAGTTCCACCCGTCGAACCTCGGTCTGATGGAATCGTTCCAGCAGACGAAGGAAATCTACGGCGCGAACATCCTCAACACCGCTGAAACGTACAACGCTTCTATCGGTGGTGACGGCAAGGCTCTCTGCGCCACGGACCATCCGATTGATGGCGGCACGGTTGCGAACAAGCCAGCAGTACAGGTCGAACTCAACGAATCGACCCTCTTGGCTGCCATGATCGCCATCCGTACCAACTTCCGTGATCAAGCTGGCCTCAAGGTCTTCGCTCGTGCGCGTAAGCTCATTGTCCCGACAGCTCTCGAACCGGTTGCTATCCGTCTGACGAAGACGGAACTCCGTCCGGGCACTGCAGACAATGACGTCAACGCAATCATGATGACCGCCGGTGGCTTGCCGGAAGGTTACATGGTCAACGACTTCTTGACCTCGACGAAGGCGTGGTTCTTGCTGACCAACATCGACGGCCTCTCCTACATGGAGCGTGTTGCCTATGAAATGGACATGCAAGTTGACTTCGTAACAGACAACCTTCTCGTGAAGGGTTACGAGCGTTACAGCTTCGGCTACTACAACTGGCGTTCGATCTTCGGATCGTTCCCGACCTAATGAGCGAGGGGGAGGGCTCAGCCCTCTCCCTTTTTTCTAGGCGTATAGATCGCGCTGACCGGCCTAGCGGACACTGCACAGACAGCGTGATCGTATCGTGCAGGAGGCCCTCATGGGTACGACTACATTTACTGGTCCTATTAAGGCCGGTGATATTTTGAATACGAGCGGCACGACGCTCGGCAGCGACGTTTCCAATGTTGGCTACGTTGTTATGGCTCAGTCCTCTGCTGTCACACAAGCAAGCAGCGCGACTGACATCGTGATCCCGGCAAACAGCCAAATCATCGACATCAAAGTAATGGTCACAACGGTATGGTCCGGTGCGGCTACGACCTTTGGCGTCGGAACGACTGCTTCGGCTACCTTCCTTACGGCTGCTGGCGCGCTTGACGGCGTTGCGATTGGCCCGCTTTCGGCTACGCCGGGAACGGATGCCACTCGTGCTGGCAACTGGAATGATGTGGGCACGACAGATCGCAAAATTGCCGTCACTTCGACCAACACTGGTACGGGCGTCGGCGTGATCACTGTAACCTACATTCAAGCTCGCAATCTGACGGCTTGATGCTCTGACAATCGATTGGCCATAAGGAGGCTATCATGAAGGGTCGTAAAACTGGTGGCGTTGTGATGAACGATGCGGCTTCGAAGCCCGCTCGCCGCAATAGCGCTCCGAAGATTATGGATGCTGCCGAAGCTATGAAGCGCGGTGGTAAGGCTATCGGCAAGATGAAGGGCGAGAAGGCAAAGGCCAACATGGGCCGCGCTCCTCGCAAGTCGGGTGGCCGCACGGGTTCGAACATGAGCCCGCTTTCGTCTGCCGCCAAGGGCACGCCGCCCAAGGGCCACAAGGTAGACGGTAGCCTCTGAGAATAACGGCGGGGACTTCGGTCCCCGTCTCTCTTGTTGGAGATTACAATGGCTAAGTCGCCAGCGTGGCAGCGATCAGAAGGCAAGAACCCCGAAGGCGGCTTGAACGCTAAGGGACGCGCGTCTGCGAAGGCCGAGGGCATGAACTTGAAAGCCCCGACCAAAGACAAAGACAATCCGCGCCGCAAATCTTTTTGCGAACGGATGACTGGGATGAAGCGAAAGCTGACAGGCGCTGCTGCTGCAGCTGATCCCGATAGTCGAATTAACAAAGCTTTGAGAAAGTGGGATTGCTGATGAGCAAGCCATTTTGGGAGACTGAAGCACCCGATGATGCTAAGACTAAGCATCTCGACCGCAAGCAAAAGATGGCCGCGAAAGCTCGCGCCCGTGCTGCTGGTAGGCCTTATCCCAATCTCGTGGATAATGCTGCTGCAGCCCGCATGAAGAAGGGAAAGTAACATGCAGCCGATTTCTGTCACCGCTGGCAGCCTTCCGATTGCCGATGCGAACGCTATCGCCTTGGCTGCTACTCTTGCAGCTGCTGGGGATCTCACGCTCACTTCGACACCGTATGTGCTGGATCCGCCGCGCCATGTGACGATCACATCGGCTGGCAATGACAGCGCACGCACGTTCATTGTCTACGGCACGACATATGGCGGTGTGGCGATTTCGGAATCGCTTGCTGGCACGAATGCTGGCACAGCAACCACGACGCTTGATTTTGCGACGGTAACGCGGATCTCGGTGAACGGCGCAACGGCAGCAAACGTCGAAGCTGGCTATGCACAGTCCGGCGGATCTCGTTGGGTGCGTATGGACAGCTGGGCAGCTGCACAGACTGTTGCACAGGTCTCTGTCAGCGGCACTGTGACGTACTCGGTGCAGACCACGATGAATGACCCGAACGACGCTTCGGACCCGATTGCGATTGAAAATGTCGTGTGGCTCGATGCGCTTGATCCAAACCTCGTGAGCGAAAGCACGGCGAAGTCGGGCTTCTTTGCTTACACGCCGAGTTTCGTGCGTATTGTGGCGAGCGGCGGGGACGGATATGCTACTCTGACGCTGGCGCAATTCAGCAACGCACCGTACTGATAAGGCTCGCCAATGGCGACGAGCGGCACATACACGTTCAATCCCTCACTCGGTGAGCTGACGCTTTATGCGTACAACCTCGTCGGGATAAGGAACACGGCTCTGTTGCAAGAGCATCTTGAGGCTGCCCGCATGGCGGCCAACTTGATGCTTGCGCGCTGGTCGAACCAAGGCGTGAACTTGTGGGCGGTGGATCTAATCACGACGCCATTGGTGAGTGGTACGGCAACGTATCCTGTCGATGCCAATACTGTGATGATCCTCGACGCTTACATGGCGACAACGTCCGGCACGCAAGAGATCGACCGAATCATTCTGCCGGTGAGCCGCACGGAATACGCTTCTTATCCAAATAAGGAGCAAGAAGGCTTTCCGACCGTGTATTGGTTTGACCGTTTGCTGTCGCCGACGATCACGCTGTGGCCGGTCCCGAACACGACAACGGGGCCGCAAGAGCTGAAATATTACCGCGTTCGCCGGTTGCAGGATGCCAATCTGAGCGGCGCGCAGGAAGTTGAGATCCCGTATCTGTGGATGGAAGCTTTCGCCTATGGCTTAGCCGCGCGTTTAGCGATGGTGTGGGCCCCGGAGAAAGTCGCATTGATGAAGCCTTTCGCTGACGAGGCTTATGACATCGCGGCATCGCAGAACGTGGAACAAGCGCAACAATACATCTCACCTCAGTTGGCGGGATATTTCCGGTAGGAGGCGTAGATGGGTTATGCCTCTCAGTCGGGCCGCGCACGGGTTAGTAGCCGCAATCCTCAAGCCTTTGGGGTCTGTGACCGATGCGGCATGTGGTACAATCACGCGGATTTGAAGTGGCAATATGATTGGGCTGGGGCCAGTCTGATCAACAAGCGCATTCTTGTGTGCGACACTTGCTATGACGATCCACAGCAGCAGCTGCGCGCGATTGCGCTCCCGGCGGATCCGGTGCCGGTTATGAACCCGCGCACGGAGCCTTATCTGTCGGATGAGACGAACTATCGGCAAGTGTCGGGCTACAACACTGTGGATCCGACAACCGGCATCCCGATACAGGGTGGGGCGACACGCGTCACAACCGCTGGCGGCGTTGCAACGTCGAACCCGCGCGTGACCCAGCAGACCGGCGCACCGAACGGCAGCTTGAACGAGCTTCCGGGCACGGATCCGAATGCGATCACTTATCGCAATGTTTCGAATGTTGCGAATAACGGTTCGGGGCTCATCCGGGTCACAATAAACACCACGAGCGGCATGATCACGGGCCAGCAAGTCATCATTCAGAAAGTGAATGGTGTTCCGGCAGCCAACGGAAATTTTGTTATCACAGTGATCGATAACACGCGGATTGATCTGCAAAATACTGCTTTTGCTGGTTCGTATGTCGGCGGCGGATATGTTATAAACGATCCGAGCTTGCCTCGTGGGGCCACTGAGATTCCGCAGACGGGACCGATTTAATGTCGAACGTACAGATCCCAAATCTCCCAGTAGCCACATCCCTCGGCGGATCCGAAGAGCTTGAGATCGTTCAAGGCGGCGTATCGCGGCGCACGACAACACAAGCTATTGCGAATCTGAACCCACCACAGGGTACGGTCACACAGATTGATACCGCTGGTGGCCTGTCCGGTGGTCCGATTACCACGACCGGCACCATTCAGATCGCTGGGCAGGGCGTAGACAATACGAAGCTGGCGACGATGCCCGCCAATACGGTGAAGGGCAATTCGACCGGCACAACGGCTGCCCCGACCGATATCACGATGGGCACGCTTTCCACGATGTTGAGCCTCGCTCCATCGGCGACCATCGACACGACGAATGCGGCCAATATCACGTCCGGCCAGCTGTCTGATCAGCGCTATTATCAGACGCTCTCCGATGCAATTAATCGGATGGTGGGGCCGTCTGTGCCGTTTACCGGCGCGATCCTTTACCTCGATACAAGCGGCTGGGAAGTTTTGAACCCCGGCGCTTCGGGGCAAGTGCTGCGCACGTTGGGCGTCGGCGTTGCACCGGAATGGTTCACCACAACCGGCACGGGCACGGTTCAAGAAGTTAACACCGGCACCGGCCTCACTGGCGGCCCTATCACGGCGATTGGCACAATCTCGATTGCCAACACGGGCGTGACGGCGGCTTCTTATGGGGCGGCTGATAAGACAATCTCGTTCGATGTAAACGCGCAGGGCCAGCTTACAACGGCGGCTGCGACAAATATCGCCATCGATACAAGCCAATTAATCACGGGCGTTCTTGGCGTTCCCCGTGGCGGCACGGGATTGGCGTCATATACTATCGGCGACATCATCTACGCTTCGGCCTCTACGACGCTGTCGAAGCTTGCAGCTGGTACTGCCGACTATGTTCTTACCTCCAACGGTGCTTCGCTCCCGCCGTCTTACAAGCAAGTTAGCCTTACTAGTGGTGTCACTGGAACTCTGCCTGTCGCAAATGGTGGCACGGGTGCTACGACGCTCACGGGCTATGTAAAGGGCAACGGCACTTCGGCCTTCACGGCGAACCCGACGATCCCGAACACGGACATCACTGGCCTCGGCACGATGTCGGTGCAGAATGCGAATTCGGTCGCCATCACTGGCGGCACAGCAATTCTGACCACCGCCACGCTGACGAACGGCACGATCTCGACCACGCCGTCCGGCTCGACCGATATCGTCAACAAAGCCTATGTCGATAGCGTTGCTGAAGGTCTGAAGATCAAAACATCGTGCGAATACAGCACGACCGGCAACATCACGTTGTCGGGTCTCGGTACGCAAGCCGGTGGCGATTGGCCGTCATCCCTTACGAACGGGATGCGCATCCTCGTCAAGAATCAGACAGCGCAAGCCGACAACGGCATCTATGCGGCTTCTTCTTCCGGTTGGACGCGCACGTCCGATGCGAACACATGGGACGAGCTGGTCAGCGCGTTCACGTTTGTGCATCTCGGCACAACGCAAGCTGATACCGGTTGGGTCTGCACGATTGACCCCGGCGGCACGCTCGGTGTCACGCCTATCACATGGACACAGTTCTCGGGCGCTGGCACCTATACCGCTGGCACGGGCCTCACGCTCACCGGCACCACGTTCTCAATCACGAACACGACCGTCACGGCCAACAGCTATGGCGCTGCAAACTCGGTCGGCACCTTTACGGTAAACGCGCAGGGGCAGCTTACAGCGGCAGCCACGGTTTCGATTGCCATCGATACCTCGCAGATCACGAGCGGCACGCTGGGCGTTCCTCGTGGCGGCACGGGGCTGTCCAGCATCGCTGCTGGCGATCTTCTCTACGGGTCGGCGGCAAACACTCTGTCCACCCTCGGTGGGGCAGCCACGGACAATGTTCTGCTTTCCGGCGGTGTCAGCGGCGCTCCGTCATGGGGTAAGGTTAGCCTCACAGCGGCGGTGTCCGGCACGTTGCCGATTGCCAATGGTGGCACGGGGCAGACCACGGCTTCGGGTGCTTTCGATGCGCTGGCTCCGACCACGACGCGCGGCGATATCATCTATCGCAATGCCACGACGAACACCCGCCTCGCGGTTGGCACGGCCAATCAAGCTCTTCTGAGCGACGGCACGGACCCCGTATGGGGCCTCGTTAGCTTGTCGGCTGGTGTGACCGGCACGCTCCCTGTCGCCAATGGCGGCACGAACATCACGTCCTACACGACTGGTGACATTCTCTATGCGTCCGGGTCTACCACACTATCCAAGCTGGCGGCGGCAGCTGCTGGCTCAGTCCTCATATCGAACGGGGCTGGCACCGCTCCATCATGGTCTAGCACTGTTCCTGCTACGGCTGGCGTCATCGACATTTCGTTCGGTACGACTGGCCTCACACCGGCATCTGCAACGGCTGGCAACATCGTTGTGGCTGGCACGTTGAACCTTGCCAACGGCGGCACTGGTGCTACGACTGTGGCGGGTGCGCAGACAAACCTTCAAGTGGACCCCGCTGGAACGGCGGTCGCAATGGCAATCGCATTGGGGTAATGAACAATGGCGAACACATTCCTCTCTACCGGTGCAGCGATCACAGACAGCAGCTTCACCACGATCTATTCAGCACCGGCTGCCACGCAAACGACGCTGATTGGTCTGTCTTTCGCAAACACCTATAGCAGCACGATCACGATCAACGTGAAGGTCGATAAGTCCGGCGGTGGCAGCTACTTCCTCGCGTATCAAGCGCCCATCCCGACCGGATCGAGCCTTGTCGTGGTTGGCGGCGATCAAAAGGTTGTCCTTCAAACAAACGACATCGTGAAGGCGCAAGTTGTGACGGCATCCGGCACGGCAGACTGCTTCGTGTCGTTCTTGAACATCACTTGAGGGTAGCATGTCCTATCAAGGCAATTATCCTCCTTCCACGCCGCTGACCTCCTCGCAGATCACTGACGGGGCGGTACAGCCTATTGATCTCTCGACGGGTGCGCCGTCATGGAATGGCAGCGGCGGCTTGATCGCAGCGGCTCCGTTCTTCGAGAACAGCCAAACGATTTCGGCTGACTACACGCTGATTGCGACTAATAATGCGATGACGGCGGGGCCTGTTACGGTTGCAAGTGGCATCACCGTGACGGTTTCTTCGGGCGCAACATGGACGGTGGTCTGACATGCCAGTAATCATCAACGGCACAACCGGCCTCAGCGGCGTAAGCACAGTCAACCTTGCCAATGGTTCGGTGACACAGAACATCCTTGCCAATGGTGTGGCCGGGACTGGCCCTGCGTTTTTTGTGTATCTCGGCACTAATCAAGGAGCGTCTTCCGGGTCAACTTCAAAAATAAATTTAGATACAGAAGTTTATGACACAGCAAACAATTTTGCGGGCTATCGGTTTACGCCAACTGTCGCGGGGTATTATTTTAATGCCCTTAATGTTTCTTCCCCCGGAGCATTTGCGCAGCCTATGATTTTTAAAAATGGCAGCGCTTTTATTTTTGGGGCTTATGCCGGGGAGGCAAGTGTCTGTTCCGGTTTAATTTATTGCAACGGGACGACAGATTACATTGAATATTACGTTTATGTTAACGCAAATTGCACTTTATCTGCGGGGCAAGTAAGAACGTATGTTTCCGGCTTCTTAGCGAGGGCTGCATAATGTCGGCTATCAAGCTCAATTCATCCGGTGGCGGCTCTATCACGATCTCGCCCGCATCGACAGCATCCACACTGACGCTGACTGCTCCTGCGGCTACTGGCACGCTAGATTTGCGTGGCCCCGCATTTTCAGCTTATCCAAGCGCGAATTTTGTGGTGAATAACGCTTCGTGGACTAAATACCCATGCGATTTAGAAGTTTTCGACACCGATAATTGTTACAACACATCAACTCAAAGATTTACGCCAACAATAGCTGGGTATTATTGGTGCGCTGGGATGTGTTCTTCAACAACGCAGCCAACGGGATACGTTGTGATGGCGCTTTATAAAAATGGCACATCCTACAATCAGTTCGGGTATGCCGCAGCTACAACAAATTTTATGAATTTGTCGGGTGTTGGCTGTTTAGTCTATTTAAATGGAACAACTGACTATGTTGAATGGTATATTAATCAAGTTACTGGAACCAATGTTACATATATTGGGGGTGGGGTAGGGCTGTCATTAATTAGCGCCAACATGGTGAGGGCCGCTTAATGTCCACAATCAAAGCCTCTAACATCCAAAACGGCTCTTCTGCTTCCGTCAACATCGCACTGAACACGGATGGCTCTGCCACGTTTGCGCAGATGCCGGTGCCGCCTTCGCCGTATGCGATGCGGAATAAGATCATCAACGGCGTGATGGAGATTGATCAGAGAAATGCGGGGGCAAGTGGAACCGCTACAGGCTATACTGTAGATAGGTGGAAATTTGCTTCAAACCTTACAACAAAAGGTACATGGCAACAAAACGCAGGGTCAGTAACAGCCCCGGCAGGGTTTGCAAAGTATTTGGGGTTTACCTCAAATTCGGCATATTCTGTTGCTTCCGGTGATTATTTTGCGTTTGTGCAGCCAATAGAAGGGTTAAATGTTCTTGATTTTGCATGGGGTACAGCTTCTGCAAAAACAGTAACATTGTCTTTTTGGGTGCGGTCATCTCTTACTGGCACATTTGGTGGGGCATTAAAAAATTACGATAGCACTCGCTCATACCCATTTACATACACTATTTCTGCGGCCAATACATGGGAGTTCAAAACAGTAACTATCCCCGGCGACACATCCGGCACATGGCTGACAACTAATGGAATTGGAGTGGAAGTTCTTTTAGCTTTCGGTGTCGGTAGCACTTATAGCGGAACGGCGGGTGCGTGGGCATCGACTAATTATATTTCTGCAACGGGGGCAACTTCTGTCGTAGGCACTAACGGCGCAACTTTCTATATTACAGGTGTTCAACTAGAAGTTGGTTCAGTCGCCACGCCATTTGAGCGCCGTCTCTACCCGCAAGAATTGGCTATGTGCCAACGGTATTACCAAACTTACAATGCAACGACGTGGGGGTTCCCGTTATTTATTACATACGTTCCTAATGGTGATACCCGTGGCGGCTTTTCATTTGTTGTAACCATGCGCTCGGCCCCCACAGTGACGTTTAGCAGTAATTCGTGGCAGTTGATTAGCGTTGGCGATGCCGGGGCAACCGTCAATAATTCTGCGACCGTCTCAGTTGCGGGGTCAACGATAAATGGATTTGCAATTAATGTGACAAACCCAAGCACTTTTTCTCCATCAAGCGGGACGGCTGCTGTATGGGGCACAAATGGGTCTATAACGTATTATGCTAGTGCGGAGATTTAAAAATGTATGAAAACGCAAAGTACATGATAAATTTAGCAGGCGGCCAAAGTGTAATTATTATGGTTGACATCAACAGCGTGCAATCATGGGTTCCTGTAGACCCCGCCAACACGGACTATGCAACCATCATGGCCCTCGTGGCTGCCGGTGAACTGACCATCGCACCCGCAGATGGAGAGGAATAATGCCTCTTACCTATTTCCAACCCTCACAAGTCGATAGCAGCTTCAACGGCTATCTACGGAACCGCATCATCAACGGCGCGATGATGATCGACCAACGCAATGCGGGTGCGAGTGTCACACCGGCTACCAATAACTATGTGCTTGATCGGTGGGTCTTTGACCTTTCGCAGTCTAGCAAGTTCTCTGTTCAGCAGTCGGCGGTAGTTACGCCGGGGTTCACTAACTCGTGCGCTATCACATCCCTGTCGGCGTATTCTATTGCTGCCGGTGACTTCTTCCTCATGCGGCAGAATATTGAGGGATTGAACGTATATGATCTTGCGTGGGGTTCTGCCTCTGCAAGCACCGTCACGCTATCGTTTTGGGTGCGTTCGTCTTTGACGGGTACGTTCGGCGGCTCAATTAGAAATAGCGCAGACAACCGGTCTTATGTGTTCTCATACACAATCATCTCTGCAAACGCATGGGAGTATAAGACCATCTCAATTCCCGGCGATACTTCGGGAACGTGGCTAACGACGAACGGAACTGGCCTCAAACTTAGTTTCTCTCTTGGCACGGGTTCTACATATAGCACAACGGCGGGTTCGTGGGTGGCCGGGAACTTCGCTGCTCCGACCGGCGCAACATCTGTTGTCGGCACTAACGGTGCCACATTCTACATTACCGGAGTACAGCTAGAAGATGGCGCTGTCGCAACGCCATTTGAAAGGCGGATGTACCCGCAAGAACTCTCCCTGTGCCAAAGATACTGTTTTGTCGGCCTTTCGGATGTTTTCACCAATGGTGTTGGCGCGACAGCAACTATTATTTGGGCGCATACATCATTTAAGCAAACCATGAGGGCGGCTCCGTCAGTAACGGTATCGGGGACAATTCAATTTTCAGATGATGCAACTGCCGATTATACTAATGCATCTCCAACAATCGGCGCATCTAGCCTCGTTGCGGATGGGGGGAGAGTTAGAATAGATGGTTGGTCGGGATTAACCCAATATAGATCATATAATGGTGTCTCTACGGTCAATCTCGGCAAATTTACTTTTAGCGCGGAGTTGTAAATGTATAGCAACGCTTCATACGTTAAAGACATGAGCGGTGCCATAATTTGCATTTGCGTGCTTATAAATGGGCAGCAAACGTGTGTCCCGCTTGACCCCGCCAACATCGACTACGCCAACTTGATGGAACTGGAGCGCGAGGGTAAAATCGTGATCCAACCCGCTGATGGGGAAACGGAATGAGCTATATCGGCAACCCGCCCGTCAACGGGGTCTTCCGCAAACTGGACACCATCGCGGCGTCCTTTAACGGAAGCACGACTTCGTTCAACCTCACATCGGGTGGGGCGGCAGTCTTTCCGGGGCTGACCACGAACCTCATCATCTCTCTTGGCGGCATCATTCAAGAGCCGAACACGGCCTATACGGTGGCCGGTTCTGTGATCTCTTTCACGGCGGCACCTCCGGCGGGTACGACCTTTTGGGGCATTCAGTTGGGCGATGTCGGGTTAGCCTCGACCCCCAATCAAGCCGCTATGACCACGCAAGTCTTCACGGCCACGGCGGGTCAGACCACGTTCACGGTCGCGGGCGGCTACACTGCCGGTCAGATTCAAGTGCTGCGCAACGGCGTGCAACTCGTGGTAGGGGTGGATGTCACGGCCACCAACGGCACGACTTTTGTGCTGACGAATGCAGCCACGGTTGGCGATACGCTCGTTGCCATCCTCTACACCTCATTCATCGTCGCGAATGCGGTCGCCAAGAGCGGCGATACGATGACGGGCAACCTCAACATCACTGGCGGCACGCTGCAAGTTGGCGGCAATCAAGCGGTGAATGGTCCTGCGTTTAGTGCTTATGCAAACGCTTCGCAGAATTTTGCTAGTGGCTCTTTTACAAAAATTCAGTTCCAAACTGAAGATTTTGACACGGCAAGCTGCTTTGACAATTCAACAAACTATCGGTTCACGCCAAATGTCGCCGGTTATTATCAGATAAACGGTGTTTTCCTTCCGGGACCCGCCGCATCAAATGTTGGCACGTTGATCCTGTATAAAAATGGCTCCATATATTCGTATGGAGTGCAAAGTCTTATGACAACGAATTATTTGGCATCGGTCGTGGCTGTTCTTTTGTATCTCAACGGAACAACAGATTATGTTGAGTTGTATGGATATCAAGCATCCGGTGGAACAACAGCATCATATTCAGTCGGGCGCGTAACATCGCAATTTACGGGCAGCATGGTAAGAGGAGCCTAACATGACACTCTACGACAAAATCCGCGCAATCTATCCCACGCTCACTGAAGCTGATTTCTCCCCCTTTGGCGGCACAATCATGCTTCAGAACGACAGTGATGGTCGCGGTGACTACATCCGTGAATGGAAACACGCCACGCTTGCAGAGCCGACACAGGCTCAACTCGACGCGGTTAAGGAACCGAAGTAATGACAAACGCTGTCACGCTCGCATCTATTGCTAATTCCGGGTATTTGCGGAATCGGATCATCAATGGCAACATGGTCATTGATCAACGGAATTCGGGTGCGAGTGTTACGCCAACTAGCGATGGCGTTTACACACTTGATAGATGGCAAGTTTCATTAAGTGCCGCATCTAAGTTTAGTGTGCAGCGGTCCTCCACCGCGCCTGCAGGTTTTATTAACTCAACAATCATTACTTCTCTTTCATCTTATTCCGTTGCAGTTGGCGATTATTTTATGTTTAGCCAACCAATAGAGGGGCTTAATGTTACTGATTTTGGGTGGGGTTCTGCATCAGCGCAGACAGTGACGCTATCATTTTGGGTTCGCTCATCTCTTACTGGGACGTTTGGTGGCGCTATTCAAAATAGTGCGCAAAATAGAGCTTATCCATTTAGTTATACTATCTCATCTGCCAACACATTTGAGTATAAAACAGTTACGATTCCGGGTGATACAAGCGGAACGTGGCTAACGACAAACGGTGTTGGCCTATTTGTTAGGTTCGGCCTTGGGGTCGGCTCTACATACAGCGGAACAGCCGGATCATGGGCCGGGGCGCAATTATTTTCAGCTACGGGTGCGACTTCCGTTGTCGGCACAAACGGCGCAACATTCTACCTTACCGGTGTGCAGCTTGAAGTAGGCACACAGGCAACTCCCGATGAGTGGAGGCCGTATCCTATCGAGCTGCAAATGTGTCAGCGGTATTGTATCGTTTATGGAGGAGACGCCCTTTATGAGCGGTTCGCTGTTGGGCAAGCGTTTACAACTACACAAGCAATTTTGCTGACATTCCTGCCTGTTGAGATGAGGGCTATCCCCTCGCTGACAACCATTGGCAGTTTTGGTATGACCACTGCAAACGCGGGACAGGCTGCAATTACATCGTTCACATCAGACAACCCGTCAAAAAAGATTTTTGAATTTATTGCGACCGCTTCCGGTGGCGGCTTAGTTGCGGGAAATTCAACTCAAGTTTTTGCAAATAATAGCACCGCCAACCGGTTTATTCTGAGCGCGGAGTTATAAAATGTGGGTGAGCGCAAAATACGTTAATCTGCCTTTTGGCGGGACTTCTATCACAGCCGTAAAGGATGACGGCTCTATTTGGTATATACCAAAAGACCCCGACAATACTGACTATCAAAACATCATGGAGCTTGTTGCAGAAGGCAAGCTCGTGATCGCCCCGGCAGACGCATAGCATTGGTGATGTGGTGAGGCTCATGGACCCCCAATCCATTTACAATATCGGCCTTGGTGCCATCGTTGCCGGGATGGGTTGGTTTGCCCGTGAGTTATGGGGAGCCGTGGCGGAATTGCGCCGCGATGTGAAGCAGATCGAAGTCGATCTCCCCAGTCATTACCTTCGCAAAGATGAATTTCGCGAAGGGATCAATGAGATCAAAGGCATCTTGCGCGAAATATTCGTGAAGATTGATGACCTCAAAGACCGGAAGGTGGACAAATGAATAACCTCCTTTCAACGGTCGGCGGTCTCATCAAGCAAGTGGCTCCTACCATTGCAACAGCCCTTGGCGGCCCTTTGGCGGGGTTGGCGACGAAGACCCTTTCGGAAGCTCTTCTTGGCAGCCAAGATGGATCGCCCGACGAGATCGCAGCCGCTTTAGGCAATGCCACACCGGAACAGCTTGCAAAGCTCCGTGAGATCGACGCCAACTTTAAAGTGACGATGAAGAAGTTGGACATCGACCTTGCACAGATTGATGCCACAGACCGCAATAGCGCCCGTCAGCGTGAAATGAGCCTCAAGGACAAGACGCCGACCATATTGGCCGGGGTTGTGTGTGTTGGGTTTTTCGGAACACTTATCGGTCTCATGCTCTATGGTCTCCCCGCACGGGGGCAGGATGCCTTACTTATCCTGTTGGGTGCTTTGTCTTCGTCATTCACCGCCATCATAGGCTATTACTACGGCTCATCGTCCGGCTCCCGCGCCAAGGAGCAGATCATTGAGCAAATGGCGAATAAGAAATGAAAGACAACTTTGATCAGAGCCTTGCCCTCGTCCTCAAGCATGAGGGCGGT